AAGGAGCATAATCTTTACAAGCCATAAAATCAAATTAAATTTTATTTTGTTCATATATACTAAAATGGATTCATTACGTCAGAAGGAGAATATGGAAATCCTCGATGTGTTTAAGAATCTTCACTCGCAAATTAACGGGTTGACTCGCAAACAAGTCCAGGCATTTCCCGAGACACTCAAACCAAAAGTGCAACGTGATATGGTGGCTGAAGTCACAACCGATAAAGCAATTGAATCACTCAACCGAACCCTCGAACAGAAACTAGGAGCATTAGAGTTCGTCGTCCAGAATCTCGAACAAGGTAACGTCGTGGGAAGCGAAAAGCAGAGTCTGACTCAATCCTTTCAATCCACTATCAACACGGGTGATCTCGTTCCTCTCTGGAACAGTATCGTTCGTTCCTACAAGGAAATCGGTCTGAGTCGTGATTCCCAGAACATTATCAAGGTCAAGATTCAAGATCTGGCTCCCAATCTGGATGCAATGTGTTATGGATTGAGAGAAGCAGTCGAATACATCTTTCAACAACCATTCGTAACCGATCAGCCTCGTAGAGGTCGTAAATCTGCACGTGAAATTGAAGCAGAAGAAAAAGGCCAACCACTCAATCCTCGGTTGATTCACGAAAACGTTCTTGTGATTTTAGACTATCTTCGCACACTAAGTGTTTATCAATTGGTCAAACAACAGGTAGAATCGGGTAATCTCGAATTGTTATCAGTGGAACTAATGGACAGCGCGTATAAGAATATCTTTGATACCCTATCCAGGGATCGTGTGAGAATATTACAAGAAGTGGCTCCTCGTGGTGTCTTTGGAAAATCCTCCATCCGAAATATTCCTATTGGCTTGACTGATTACAAACTGCGATTGGATGCGTTGGGAGAAGAGTTGGGTGTCGAATTTCCGAAATCATATTACAGGGTTGCTAGTTCCATTTCCCAAGACGAACTAAGTAGAATGATGAACAAGATTCGAACTGATTTTCATCCATCGGTCAGTAAGCGTAAGACCGAAGCACAAACCTTGTTAGCACCACTAGAGCAAATTTCAAGAAATGTCAGAAAGAATGCAACGCAAATCCTTCAAGCAGAACTCTCCCTCGACCAATTGGTAGAAGAACTTCGTGTATTGGAGACAGAACCATTAGAAGAGAAAGGATTAGATGAGATAGACGAAGTAGAAGAACCAGTTGAACCAGTAGCACCAAGAATAATTGACTTTCCTAGTCTTAACGAATACAACGATGCAAAGAACGAGTATGATGAAGCGTATGCTGGATGGGAACAAGCATACTTAAGGTATGATCAAATCCGTCAACATAATGCGTTTGTCAGAGAAATGAGAGAAAAACAAGGATTGAGCCAGTCAGAAAGACAACAGGCAATCACAGAGAAAAGGAGTGAAATAGATGCTATTCAGAAACGACTACGCAGAATGAAAATGACCAGGGATCTTCTTACAAACGAACAACGAGATGCACAGAACGAACTAGATTTCGCGTTGAATGAAGCACAATTAGAAGATGAAGCAGATGTTTTACGAATAGCAAATAATCTAGCACAAGGTGCCAAAAGACAACCTCTCAACAAGACAGATTTATCACTTGTTATTCGAGGGGAAGGCAAACCAGCAAAAGGTAAGTCAATCGATACTCGTGGTATGGCCACACTGCGTAAGAACTACGGTTATAGTGACAACGAAACATCTGATTCTGGTTCAAGTTCAAGTGAATCCGACGAAGATCCTCTCAATTTTGACGATCGTCGTAATGATAGTTATATGATGAAACCTGCACGGTAAAAATCAGGAAAATATTTTATATTGTCTAATATAAAATGGAAGTTACAGAACGAAAACCGCCCAGAGAATACAATGACGAACTTAAGAAACTCATCAAACTGCTCACGTTCAAGAACAATAAACTAGAATTGAAAGGTAGTAGTTCGCTCACGTCACAACAATACTTTTCGGATTACGATCTGTTCTGCGTTCTAGAACGTCCAGACAAGTCTGAGTTCTTTCATTTCTTGTCTGAGTTGTTGAAACAGATTGACAAGGCAGACGATTACTGGTTTCTAGAATTGAAATTGCAAACCAAGGCAGGAAAGAAAGTCAGAGTTTATCCCAAATCTGAGTTGAACGAATCTGAGTTTATGAAATTATGGGATCGTCTAGACTTTGTCAAGATCGATCTGGTTGCACGGATTGACGGATATTTCACAGAGGTATCCTGCATTTATAGTCTGACTCAGACCACACCCTCTACAGAAGATTACATCAAATCTCTAGACGATGACATTACGGAACTGAAGAAAGAAAAGAAATGGTATAAGATTCTCAAACGAATGTTTAATCGCTACAAGGCAGAAGGCAACAAGCCAGAAATGCTCAGACTCTCGAAACTATTCAACAGCGACTTGGGAAAAGAATATCAATTGATCAGTCGATTAGAAGCAATGAGCAAAGTCCTCGCATCCTATCAAGACCATACCCTCGCCAAGAAAATTGTGGTAGCACTCAAAGATATGCATCTCCCCGAGAATGACGAAAAGATCGAACAATTCATCAAAGACAAATCACGAATCTTGAACAACACCGCAAAAAAATTCCTTTAAGTCCTTTTTTACGCCTTCTCTTCTATCGGTTCGTATCGACGGGTAGCATTCTGAACGGTTTCGACTTCCATAAACTCGTCCAGACTCGGGTCGTCTTTAAGAAGAAAGGTGATGGTCGGAGTGATTTCCAGTAGACGAAAGGATTGCCCTTCTTCTGGTTCTCCCGTCTTGACGATAATAAACTGCAGTTCTTCGGTGACATCCAGCACCGTCACGTTTTGTTCCTTACAGAACCAGATCGCGTGTTCCTTGTCCCAGACAGGATTGTCTCCTTCGGGTTTCTTTTCGAACAAGATATAGTCAATCATTTGTTATATAGCAATATAATAAATAATTTACATTTTACACAAATTAATCTGTTTTCGTTTCTTCACGTTTCTTATGGTAATACTCTTTACAGCGAGTCAGTAGTTTCTCCCTGTTTTTCTGGTAGTAATCCTTGTGATACTGGCGCTGATACGTTACCGTATACGATTCGGGGACTTTCTCTTTAGGTTCTCCAGCCTTCGCTTGTTTTCTCTTTAGGTAACGTTCGTGTGCTTTCTGTTTCTTGATTCTGAGTTTCTCCTCCTCGGAAACTACAGGTTTCACCAGTCCGTGGGTTTCTCGATACTTGCGTTGGGCATTACGTAATTGTTCTTTTCGGTGTTCCTCACGTTCCTCCAGAGACAATCCCTTCTTGTATCGCTTTGCATACGTCAAGTGTTTGAAGGAGGTATCCTCTGGAAGTCGAGTAATCGTAGCCTCGGTCATTTTATATTATATATAGAGATGATTATTTAAATTATTTATTTAAACGCAAAAATCAGATTTCGTTTCCGCCGTAAGTCATTAAGTTAAATGTATCATTCTATAGAATCAAATTCTTAGGGAAATTTTTAGGGAAAAGGGAAATCTTCAGTCGATTCTCAAACTTTTTTAAAAACTGAAAAACTTTTTTATAAATTTCAAAAATAAAAAAAGTTGTGAAACGACACATAGATTTCCCTTTTCCCTAAAAATTAGACCCAGATTTTGATTCTAGGAGGTGTCCTCTCAATAACTTAATGAAAACCCTACGGTATAAAATCAGATTTTCATAAAATTGATTCTTAAAAATTGATTTTATAAAAATGAAACGTTAAAAGTTTAGAGTAAGAGTTGCAGAAACGATTACAGAAACTGCGATTAAATAATAATTTAAAAAAATCTTGTCTATATATAATAAGATGGTATCGATTGAAATCCCCACCCAGACTGCTCGTCTCCGACGAGATTACAAACACAATGAGACGGAAATTGAAGTCAAGCAATTGACGAAAGACATATGCGAAGCGTTTCCGTTCGAAATCCTCGGCGATCACACGAAACTGTTCTATGATATTGACTGGAAGGCGAAAGACGGTTACATTACTGACCCCGTCCTTTACAGTAAATTCACGGCTCATCTCCGCCAGATTCAGTCGCACAAGGACAATGAATTCGTCTTCACGGATGGAACCACTGACGACAACTTTAGTTTCCACGTTGTCTTCCAGAAGATTTACATCAAACGTGAAGGGAAGGTTCCCCGTCAAGACATTCTACAGTGGTTACTCGGTGAGTATCTGATTGTCTTGCACAAACGAGTGGATAAGAACGTTTATGCCAAGAATCGCAAGATGAGACTCCCCTATGGAATCTATGAAAATATGCAAGAACCTGATAAATCCAAACTGAACCCACACATCCCTCGGATCCACGGAAACAATTCTCTCACTAGTTTCCTCCTCGCACCAGTCTGTGTCCAACATAAATTGCAAGAAGGTGGGTGCGACTGTAAGGTGGTCGTTGAACCTGAACCTGAACCTGCTCCACGCAACGTGATCGTCGAAGAAGAAGAGGAAAAAGAACCTAAAGAGATTGATGCCGATCGCAAGAACAATTTGATGCGGTATCTGGAGGTGATCAAGAAGGAACGGTTCCAAGACCGAGCCGTGTGGTTGAAACTTGCAGGAATGATGCGTGGGAATGGTCTCAAGCGCGAAGATTTCCTAACGATTTCCAAGGATTCGGGATACAAATATTTCAATGAAGAGGACTGTAACACCACGTGGTATTCTCTCAAGGAGAACTTTGAATTCGCTCCTGGATTCAAAACCCTTCAGACGTGGTGTGAAGAAGATGGAATCAACTGGCGTGAGATGTTCTGCCCCAAAACGGACAAGATGATCAAGATGATGACGAGTGGGATCAACACGTATGCTACACTAACACAGAAGACGGTAGCCGAAGTCTTCTTCCATTACTACAAGGATAATCTATACTATGTAGGAAAGGAATGGTTGCATTACTCTCCTACAAAAGGATGGGAATTTGGTGATGACAATAGCATCGTGTATCCCTTGATGAAATTCATAGGGGATCGATTTAGTAAATGGGTTCACTCGGTAAAACCTCGACCCGATGAAGATGAAGACACGGCGAAAAAGATGAAAAAGTTCCTGATCAAAGAATCGTCCAAACTTGCAGATCAATCCTTCTGTAGTAAATGCGTAAAAACCAGTCAGAGTCTCTTTCGCAATGACAAGATTATGAGTGAATTCGATGCGTATCCTGACTGGTTCTGCTTTAGCGACCAGAAAGCAATCAGTATGACAACAGGTGAATCCTTTGACGTTAAACAGACTCACAAGATTCTCTCTACGTGTGGATATCCGATGCCTCCGCGGATAGAGGAACACATCCAACGAGCAAAGGACTTTATTCTGACGATCCAGAGCGAGAAATCGTTCGATTCGTATATGTCGTGTATCTCTACTGCTACCTACGGCACCAACAAGAATCAACGGTTCTTTATCCACACGGGATCAGGCAGTAACGGGAAATCTCTTATCGGTAAACTGATCTACTGGACACTCGGCGACTATGCAATGACCTTTCCGATTGAACAATTGACACAAAATGCAAGTGGTCGTAACGTAGCGAACTCGGATCTTGCCCAAAGTCGAGGAAAACGGTATGCCCAGAGCAATGAACCTGAAGACAGTAAGGAAGCACCCACCCTCAAGATTGCCAAAGTCAAGGAATTGACGGGTGAAGAGACGGTAAAGACTCGCGATCTCAACAAGTCTTCTTTCGAACTCTTGATTTCCTTTACGATTCACTTGTTGTGTAACGATCCACCGAAATTGAGCAAGAGCGACAAGGCGATTGAACGTCGTCTGGAATGTATCACGTATCCGTATATCTTCAAGAGCGCGGAAGAACTAGCCGAAGAACAGAAGAAATACGATACCGTTCGTAAGGATCTTTGCGAGGAGATCAGAGAGTTGACCGAAATGGCTGAATCAAAAGATAAAAATGAGATGGAATTGCGAAAGTCCAACATTGCATTCCTCCAGAAGAAACACGATGAACCCTTCCTCTTTCGTCTCAAAGACGAAGATATGGGTAAGAAACTCAAACAGGATAAAGATCTCCAGTATGGGTTGCTTTACTTGATGCTAGATCACTGGCGAAAGAACAACGGCGTGTTCTTTGCGACAGATGAAATGAAACGTAAAAAAGAGAGTTATGTATTGGATAATAACCCGTTACAAGATTGGTTGCGTGGGTATGAACGGGTCGATCCCGTGGCGAACAAGAAGGACTTCTTACTCGCGGGTGAGTTGCTAAAGCAGTTCAAACTAACGGTAGATGAAACGATGAAAATCAAAAGATTCACGGATTGCTTGAAACAAGCAAAGGTATTTATCAAGGAAGATTCGTCCAATGGTCATAAGGTATATCTCAGAAAGAAATTAGTTGAAGATGAAGATGATTAATCGAATGTCAAGACAACAGGGGTGACTTCGATCACGAGTTTGGGTTTCTCTTTGGGTTCTTTGATGGGTTTCTCTGTCTTTTTCTTCGGCATCTTTTAGTATCTACTAAAAGATTATGGAATTAATTTCGCAACAACCACGTCGAGTTTGTCGGTGTGCAACTGTTTGGCTTGATCGTGGACATAATTGTAAAACTGGTTCAGGTTCATACCTTTTTTCATCGTAATCACCCGCAAACAACACCAACGACCGCAATCGTTGATTCCTTGGCCTTCGTTCTGATAGTGAATCTTGTTATACACGACCTTCTCTGGGCATTTATCAAACATAATACCGAGATAAGGATCGCCTTCTCCCATCCCGATACGACGATCTTTCGGAGTCCATTTGAGCGGTGCATCGGGTTTCCCTCCGTAACTGTCGAAATACTCGACTGTTTTTTTATCACGTTTGCTTACACAAACCCAATGACCTTTGTTGGGTGAATCTTCATACAGAATGATCACATACGAGAGAGGGGTAGGGAGCATATCGGCTAGTGTTGGATATTTACGTAATTCGCTGTATTTGAGGATACGAGCGCCTGGTAGGTATTCTTTAATGTCTGCATCACTCATCGGTGTCGCAATTGTTTGACCCACATCCATTTAATTATTCCAACTATTTTATTTTATTGTGTAATATAAATATGTCGCGACAACATCCCAATCTCAATAATGGGGCAAATTCGTGGCGAACTGCATTGGAATTGAACAACATACAGTCCCAGTCGAGTGGATTCGTGACAAATCCACTAACTACCAATCTGCTTGGTAACAATTTCGCTATTTCTGGTCTGTCAGCACCTCCCGCAGGAACACCTAGTATCGTCCTTGGTAGTGGACAACAATATCTTATCGAAAACACCGATCTAACGCCCTTACTTAGTGTAAACGGTTCGGGTGTTCAACTGGGAACCGTGGGGTCTGGATACCAAATCACTGCCCCCACGGTGACTCCTGGCTCTACCAATGATACACAGGTGGCTACCACGGCATTTGTTCAGAGTGCGATTGGTGCAATTTCCGCTGGTGTAACGTCATTTAGTGCGGGAACAACGGGACTTACTCCTAACACTGCAACATCTGGAGCGGTCGTATTAGCGGGGACTCTCGCAGTAGCGAATGGTGGAACGGGAGTGACAACTTCAACAGGAACGGGTTCAAATGTTCTATCTGCTAATCCAGCACTAACGGGTGTTCCTACTGCTCCAACGGCACCAACTACGACGAATACCACTCAAATTGCTTCTACTGCGTTCGTTCAACAAGAAATTACAGCGATTCCAGCAAAGGTGTCCTCTCTATCCTTTGGAACAACGGGATTGACTCCTGCTACAGCAACAACTGGAGCAATCGTTGTTGCGGGGACTCTCAATGTAGCAAATGGTGGAACGGGTGTCGTTGCTTCTTCAGGGGCAAACTCGGTCGTCTTGCGTGATGCGAACCAGAATATCGTAGCGAATAATATTTCCTTATCCACTACAACTACTGTATCTTCTGCTTCGCCTATCATCTTAACGGTTGCGTCTGCTCCCTATCAAATCATCACGGGAACGTCAACACAAGTAGTGCGACTTCCTAACGCGACAACTTTATCAGTGGGAACTATCTTTTATGTTAATAACAATAGCACTCAAATTACAAATGTAGAAAATAATGGAGCAACCGTCCTCTACAATCTGTTGGCGGGAGCAAACTGTGAGGCGATTCTGACCAACAATTCGACCGCAAACGGAACGTGGGACGTGCATTCCTTCTTACCGAGTATCGCCCAGTTCGGTTCTGGTGGGTTGTCATATTCTGGTAATCTGAGTCTGACGGGGTCTGGAACAAACATCATTCAACAGAGTGGTTCTGGAACGCTACAGATTAACGCGTTCACTGCGGGTGGAACCATCAATCTCAACAGCAACAACATTACGAACGGTGGAACGATTACTGCTACGACGTTTAGTGGAACGGCTACCAATGCAACAAATGTTGGGATTACGAGTGATAATACCTCTGGAACATATTACATTCCCTTTTCGAAAACGAGTGGAACCGGTAATAAACCACTCTTTCAAGATGATACAACCACTCCACTCACGTATAATCCCAGCACAAGTGTTCTAACGGCAACTACTTTTAGTGGTGCTTTGACGGGTAATGCCAATACGGCAACTACCGCAACCAACATTGCTGGTGGTGCGGGTGGTTCAGTCCCTTACCAATCCTCTGCGGGAACAACGGCACTTCTCGCAAATGGAAGTGCGGGACAAGTCCTTACTTCTGCGGGAACAACCCTTGCTCCTACTTGGACGACTCCTTCTACCACTGCAACCACTGTCAGTATCACAGACACAAACACGGCGGGAACTTATTACCCCACCTTTGTATCGGCGAGTGGTTCGGGTCAAACACTTAATATAGATGCTACAACGAATCCATTTACCTACAATCCAAACACGAGTGAAATGGTAGTCGGTCAAACGGTGAAACTGGACGGTGTAGGTGGAAACGGTAAAGTAGCAGTGGGTGTAAGTGCTGGGGCAACTTCACAAGGAAATAATGCGGTGGCGATTGGAAATACTGCGGGAAACAATACACAAGGAAGCACTTGTGTGGCGATTGGTAATAATGCTGGAGCGACTTCACAAGGTGCTGGTTCAGTTGCGATTGGTAATTCTGCTGGAAATAACACTCAAAATATTCAGTCTGTTGCGGTTGGAAATAGTGCGGGTGGGACGACACAAGGAAGTAGTTGTGTAGCAGTTGGTCATCAAGCGGGTCAAACGACACAGGGCAATGCTTGTGTTGCGGTGGGTGCGTTTGCGGGACAAACCACACAAGGAGGTAGAAATACAGCAGTGGGTTGTTTTGCTGGGAATGCTACGCAAGGAGCAGACTCGGTGGCGGTTGGATACACGGCGGGACAGACGAATCAAGGTTCGCAATCTGTTGCATTAGGGAGTGGAGCAGGAAATGACACTCAAAACACACAATCTGTAGCAATTGGATACAATGCAGGGAACTCGCTACAATCGGGTCAATCAGTGGCGGTTGGAACTAGTGCGGGACAATTTTCTCAAGGGGGATATTCAACGGCAGTAGGAACTAGTGCTGGTAATTCATCACAAGGAACGAATGCAGTTGCGGTAGGATATTTGGCGGGTAATTCAAGTCAAGCGAATTATTCCGTTGCGATTGGAGACAATGCGGGAAAAACTACACAAGGTTTATCAGCGGTTGCGATTGGAGACAGTGCGGGTAGAACGTCACAATCAGTTAAAGCGGTTGCGATTGGTTATCAAGCGGGTTATAATACACAAGGAATACAGTGTGTTGCGATTGGTTCTTCTGCTGGAACAACGACACAAGGAACACAAGCAATCGCAATTGGTATTGGAGCGGGTAATTCTAATCAAGGAGTAACAGCAATCGGGATTGGTAAGTTTGCGGGAGATTCGGGTCAATTAGCAAATGCGGTTGCTATAGGATTAGAAGCGGGTAGAACGACACAAGGAACGAGTGCGATTGCGGTTGGAAATCTGGCGGGTAATACGGGACAAGGAGAAAATGGTGTTGCGGTGGGTATTTCATCAGGTCAAACCAATCAAGGGACAAACTGTGTGGCGATTGGTGCGAGTGCTGGAAGTGATACACAGGGTGCGAATTGTGTTGCAATTGGAAATCTTGCGGGTCAATTGAGTCAGAGTGCGGGGGCGGTTGCGATTGGGTATTCAGCGGGTCTTGGAACTACAAGCGCACAAGGGAGTCAAGCAACTGCGGTGGGGTATTTATCGGGTGTCGCATCACAAGGAGCAAACGCAGTAGCAGTTGGAAGACTGGCGGGACAAACCAGTCAAGGAACGAGTGCGGTTGCGATTGGAAATTCTGCTGGTAATGTCAGTCAAGGAAGCAATGCGATTGCGATTGGAACCGGTGCGGGACAAGGACAAACAACCGCACAAGGAGCGAATGCGATTGCGATTGGGGCATCTGCGGGTCAAGCATCACAAGTAGCGAACTCTACCGTTCTGAATGCGAGTGGTGTAGCAGTCAATCCGTCTCAAGCAGGGTTTTATGTTCGTCCCGTGCGACAACTTGCTTCTACTGGTGCCGTCGTTGCGTATTACAATACAACCACCTATGAGTTTTCTGGTTTAACATCAAGTAGGACGGTAAAGAACACGATTGAAGATTTCAAAGAGGACACCTCTGTCGTATATGGACTCTCTCCAAAGACTTATTTTTACAATGCCGACCCCGAAGGTGGTAATTGTCTTGGGTATATCGCAGAAGAAGTAGATGAATTGCACCCTCGTTTTGCTTCCCACAGTCAAGAAGATGGAAAACCCATTGCAATTGATTACAATGCGATTATCATATTTATGGTGGAAGAAATGAAGAAGTTGCGAGAACGGGTTGCACAATTGGAAAATCGATTTGTGTAATATCTTTTTTTGTTGTATGTAATTAAATGACATCGGCTGGAGCAAATACGTGGTCAGTCCCGTTAGAAATCAACAATCTGGAATCCAGGATCAATAGTGGAGGTGTTTCGTCGATTGCTACATCTGGAGCAGGTCTCTCCGCATCGGGTGGAACAGGAGCCGTTACGTTAACCAACACGGGTGTGACGAGCCTGGTAGCAGGGACGAACGTAACAATCTCTGGATCGACAGGAGCAGTGACAATCAATTCGAACACAAATCCTACCGTGATCGATCTTGCAGGTGTTCCGACTACTTATACATTAACTCCCGCCCAATTAAATAATAGTCTTATCACGAGTTCAGTAGCGTATCCTGCAATACAGATCATTACATTCACATTACCCACGTATGCGCAATTAATTGCTGTATATCCTACCACCACAACGTATCTTGTCTGTCGGTTTGTGAATGTAGGTAAACCATACGCATTACAATTCGCTGGGACAGGATATTTTTCATCGAATGTAAATGGAAGTGCTGGGAGTAGTTTGATTGTTCCCACACCATCACTTACACCACCTCTGTTAGCAGGATCATTCTATTGGACACTAAACACAACCATAGATAGAACACAGGGACAAGTGCAATACTTTTTTGAATACGCGGGGCAGTATACGTAATTTATTTTCTATATTATTTTATTACCAATTAGTAATAAAAGGGAATGAGTCTCAATTTTGATCGAACGGGAAGATTTCTCTGTAAAGTAGATGGAGGAGCATATAATAATAAAATTATCTCGGTGTCTTCTTCCTTGCACGAGGAGAAAGATGATGTGACCAAACCGTTTCCTGCTCTTTCGTTAAAAGACGGTAAATTTCAACAGATCCCCGACCCCGAAACAGAACGACAGATTTTATACATCACGGGTGCTTCTGGGTCTGGCAAATCTACCTATACAGCAAACTACATCAAGCACTATAAAAAGATGTTTCCCAAGAATGAAGTCTACTGCTTCTCGGCACTTAAAGAAGATGAATCGTTGGATGCAGTGAAACCGAAACGCATTATGATTGATGATACAATCTATAAAGATCCCATCGAAGTCGGTGAATTCGCGGATAGTTGTGTCGTGTTGGATGATATCGACGTGATCTCAGATAAAAAGCAGAGAGAGGCAGTCTACAACATTATGAATCAGATTCTAGAGACAGGTCGCCATTATAAGATTACCTGTATCATTACGAATCACTTACCTACTTCGGGTAAGGATACACGAAGAGTTCTCAACGAATGTCATTCAGTTACTTACTTTCCACACTCAGGCACGGCACGGGGTATTAAATATCTCCTTCAGGAATATTTAGGGATTGATAAACACCAGACAAAGAAAATAAAAGGCTTAAAGAGTCGTTGGGCGACGATCTTTAAAAATTACCCGAATGTGATAATGTGTGAGAAAGATATTTGGTTGTCTTCTGTGGATGATAATGATTAACTACATACCTTTTTCGTGTCGTGCGATACGATCCATACCTGTTTTCGTATACCGTGATACCATTTTACCTTTGATACACACCAAGTCCAAATACATACCGCATTCTTCGCATTCAGGGAAGTCTTCCCGTTTAGGAGTGTGTTTATCACAGTGATGACATACTACCGTGGTCAGTATGCATTTTTCACAGTATCCAGTTTCTTCTTCTGCTTCTCGACCACAAGCACAAATCCACATTCCGTTCTCGGCATCAATCGTATAACTCGGCATCGAGTAATGAGTGATTCTACTGCAATTCGTTCTGATTTTCATTTTTTTCCGACAGGTATCCTAAATTATAATGTTCCGCGTATCGTTCCCACGTGATACCAGAAATAAAATGTTCTCGCAATGCATCGATAAGGAAATCTTTATCTGTTCCTTCGTGGTTTTCTCTCTCTTTATGAATACTTTCATAATAACCCGAAACGAATCTCTCTATGTGTTCTTCATAGATAGACAGGAGACTGACGATTACGTCTAACCCGATACAATAGATATGTTTGTTGAACTCCTCCTCAGTAAGAATGTCATTTTCGAACATTGCATTCTCTATTTCATAATACAATTCCCGTTCAAACTCATCATAATCCATTTTTGATATTATATTAATATCAATCTTTTTAACTTATAGATTTCATTTTTATGATCAAATTATGAGACGATATCCCATACCTTGATGATACCTGCAAATTCGACACCTGGCTGGGGTCGCTTGATACGGATAAAGGTTCGCACCTTACCGAGTTCTTCGCGTTTCTTCTGCTTTTGTCGTTCCCGCTTCTCTCTGTTTTTCTGCAATTTTAATTCTTCCTTTACTTCTTCCTCGGCACGTCGTTTCTCCATCTCTTGATGATGTTTCAAAATTATTTCTTTTACGAATCTGTCTTTCTTCTCGTTGAATGCTTCCCAACAATCTTCACCATACCAGTGAAACAAGAGACATTGTAGAACGATATTCGAACATACCGATTCGGTGTATTCTCTTTGTTTCTTGTGTTTGTTAATAGTTTTGAAATCACGATAGAACAACTCCCCTTGATGAAACATAAAAGGTTCTACATTCTTTCCATAACGCTCTTCGCCTTCCTGTCTAATTTTAATGAAAACATCTCTTACCTCGCGAAGGGGTTTGATGTCCATCTCTACCGTCCAGTTGTTTCCTGGATCGAAAAGAGAGAGGGGGACACCTACCGCGTCTATGTTAACATTATCATCAATAATATAATGAGTGATAATCTTGATCGCTTTACAGTCAGTCGTGTTGGTTACTCGGATCATTTGCAAGATGATAATACACAGGTTCTTAAAAAAATTTCATTTTTATAAATCAGATTCTTAGGGAAATTTTTAGGGAAAAGGGAAATCCTCGGTCGATATTCAAACTTTTTGAAAAACTGAAAAAGTTTTCTATGAATTTTAAAAATAAAAAAAGTTGCAAATTCACATCTGGATTTCCCTTTTCCCTATTTTTTCAAGAATAAAAATTGAAATCAAAAAAATGAAAGAATGGAAGATGGATACAACGAGTATCTACAACGATGGCTACTGCAATTATGGAAAAGATGACTAAGAACGGATGCACTGTGATTGCACCTGATGCAGAGGTTCACCTGTTCTTCTATGATGGAACGCCTATGACATTGAGTTATGACTCCAATAAAATGCTTGAACCGATGTCGGTGATGATGGAAAACCTTCACGAATTCGTGAAGAAAAGTATGCCAGGTGAACCTACGATCCAGGACATCAAGAACAACTGTGAAAGTATGTTGAGGGCGTTGAATGATCAATTGCTCGCGACAAAGGGTGATAAAATCACCTCCAAAAAAATGTTCAAGGCGTGGGGGAAACAATACCCAGAGAAACTCGCATTGTGGTGTCAGTGCGTATGGACTCTGGAGAACAAGTGCGGTGTCCCCTCTTCGGATACATTCGGATACGTAGGACTTGGAATGAACAATGTAGCATTCGATGCCACGATGGAGAAACAAGAGTTGCTGACGTGTGGAAATCCCTCTTGCGACTACAAGGCACGCTATATGAAGAAATGCTCGGTATGCAAAACCGAACGCTATTGCTCGGCTGAATGCCAGAAAATCCACTGGAAGGAACACAAAAAGGTATGCGGTAAGTAATTTCGACCCTCTGAAAAAATCTGACCAAAAAAAAATTGAAACCAAAAAATGAAATAAATGAAGATGGATACAACGAGTATCTACAACGAATGGAACAAGAACGCAAGGACGAATGGACTGGTCGCGAGGCATCTCTCTTGAAACTCTGTGGAATCCAGAAACGGGACATAACGAGTCTGGAACGAGAGATCGATTTCACGCAACGTCTTCTCGTCAGAATGGTCAAAGAGGGTCGTATGTCTGAAGAGGAACTCTGGACGTATATGTTGGACAAACCGTTGAGCGAAATGGTTCGTGTCAACTCAGAGGCAATGGGCATCAAATCAAAGATTGAAACGTATATGACACAGAAAGGAGAAACCTACCTTGCACACTTTACGATCCACGGACATTACCTTCGCAGAGTTAAGCCTGGAGATGAAGAACCCACTTACTACACGGGGTGGTTTCCGATCCGATTGTATAAAGAACACCTTGAGATCAAGATGAACCCAGATGCAAAGATGTTGCGTGACTTCTTCGTCGGCAAGGGAGTGGAACACGATTATGATTCACAAAAGGAAGTCGCACAACGAATAGCGATGAAGAAATCAGTCCTGAACGATGACGAGGTTCCCCTCGCGTTGTTGAAGAAGGTGGCGAAACTGAAGAAGAAATAAAAAAGGTGCGGGAGAAAGAAAAACAGAGAAAACCCATAAAAAACGAAAAATATCCTTCGGGATATTTTTTATTGTATGATAGTAAAGATGTTTCCTGTCATCTGTCCACACTGTCACTTGTTCGTCTGGATTGAAGAAGTAAACTGCAGGATTTTCAGACACGCAGTGTATAAAGACACAAACGAACCCATTCCTCCCCATTCACCCCAAGAAGAATGTGAACGACTCCTTAAGGAAGAGAGGGTATGGGGTTGTGCAAGACCGTTTCGTCTGACTGAGACCAACGAGCCAGAAATCTGTGATTATATTTAAATCGGTTGGAACGGAGGTAGATTCTTCTTTCCTTTTATTTTCTGCTTGAGAGCGATCTGCTTCTTGAGATTCTCAGGATCGATTTCAGAAACAGTTAGAGGAGTGTCCTTACTGACGCGTTTCGTGGGACGATACACGGGATAGGCTTTGTTACCGATGTCACGCCACTCAGACTGGAACCATTCCTCTAGTCCTTTTCGTTCTCCTGTGTCTTTGTAGGTGCCACCCATATCCTTATACGTCTTGACGATAAATCCAGACTTGTAGGCAGAGGGTTTCTTATACGTTTGATCGGCAATCTGTTTGGCTTTTGCATAGAGTTTCTTGTCGAGCGGGATTGACATTTTATATACAGCAAGATTAATTACCAGAGTAACCATTTTGCAAGTAATTCTCCTAGTGAGTCTTTTGGATGACGAATATAATACAATTTGCGACGCTTGTCAGCATACGCCTGACCCTTTTCTTTGATGTATGTCGGATAGTCAGAGTAGCCTCTGGCTCCTACAGCGTGTATAAACTCACCGTCTTTATACACATCGATTTTCTTCTTGGGATCAGTGCTGGGTCTTACTTCTACACCGATTTCCTTTGCCCTCTTTTTCGTATAGTCGGTGATGTGATACATTTATATAACTGCAAGATTTTAAGATCCGCGATGTGGACGGAAACGGTTTCTGCCATCACCCGTGGCAGGTGGTTCTTCTTTCTCATCTTTTTCTTCCTTTTCTTCACCCGTTATGAGGCAGATATGTTCGTATGCCCATTTGAGTTCATCATACTCATTTCGTAATTGTTCTATCGTAATCGCATCATTCTGTATCTCCTCGAGCATTGCTTGTAGTGCGTTTCCGATATAGTCATCTTCGTCATCGTATCCTTTGTTCTTCATCTGTTCATACATATCGAGCATCTTGCTAAACATTTCCAGAAGTAACTCTTTATTTCCTCCGTGCATTCGTGGCTTTCCACTCGCAATACAACCCTTATTATCCTCATCCATCTTTCGTTGAATCTCTTTCGCGCGTTGAACTGCTTCCTCTGCTTGTTTTCTTTCTGCTATATCTTTATCCCTTGCCCTCTGGTTACTCTCTTGTCGCAGTGCTTCTGTTTGGGTTCGAAGTGCATTCTGGTAAGCCTTGTAGAGCCGTTTTTCCCTTTCTTCATCGGTCTCATTTTTCACGATAACTCGGCCCTTTTTCCATTCATTATAAGGAGGAATTTGATCAGCCATTTATATAACAGCAATATTATTTTTTTCTACGCTCTCGTGTTCAAAATTCGCGAGGTGGACGGAAACGATTTCTTCCATAACCACTGAACACTGACATTGATGGTAGTGGAGGAATTACTTGTTCGATTCTCTCTTGTAGCATTGCAATAACTTGATTTATCTCTGATACGGTAACTTGTATTGATGGATCTTGTAATAACTGATTCACGTAGTCTATAATATCTTGTCCGATTATGCCTAGTTCATCGGCTTCATTCGTAAGTCGTGCCAGATGCTCTAGAGCAATCAGATACGCTTCATCGGTATTGACCGAACCACCAGACTTTCCTGTCCCGTCTAATTCTGCTTGTGTTGGAGCATCGAGATTCTCTAACACATTTTCTACCCATTCTGAGTTCTTTGTCTGTCTCTCTCTTTCTCTCTGTCTTGCTTGTTCTTCCCTCTCGTTCTTACTCTCTCTGGTTTCTGGTATCAATCCACGGTGGGGAGATGGGCGAGGACGTGGTAGATGCAGATCCATTCCTAGCAATTCTAACATTTCCCTGTCTGCCTTGTTTCGCGGGTTCTGTCTTCTTTCTGTCCCGTCTTGTAAACCTTCATCAAAAAATTCTTCTTGATTATCGAGTATTACTATTTTACCACTCACTCTTCTCGAATGTATTTCTCTACCAGTCAGACCATTCTCGTAACCATCAATATAAGCCTGTCGTTCTGCGCCTGTTGCACCTTCAAGATCTTCGTTAGCATCGACTTCTTCAATATAATGTTCAAGAATATCTTGGATTCTGTTGTTCATTTCATCGAACTTACGTTTTTTTAATGAGTCGGGTATGTCCGCCATATTTATTACATAACAGCAATATTATTTTTTTCGTTTCATTCCACCCTTTTTATGAAGAGACCCCTTGTATTCAAACGGTTCTTCAAACAATATATTGTCCTCGTTCTTCACGGCTTTCCCCATCCCCTGATTGATGTTCTGGCTGTAAGGGGGAACGTGG